GCTGAGTTTCCTGTATAAACCTGCTGATCGCTTGGTTTTCCATTAGCAGCGGCGCTGTCAGTAGGTACGCCAGTATCACTTTGCTGGCCACTCCTTCCTTGTCCAGCTTTTGTTCCAGCTTTTGCAGTTCGGCCTCCAGGTCGTCTGGCTCCTGCTTGGCTATCATCGCCCACGGTTGCGCCTTGAGCGTCTGACTCTGCGCTATTTCGTTCCAGATCCCCGCTGGTATTTGCCTCATTGCCGCTGCCCTCGGTGCTGTTTGGTTGTGTATTTTCAGTATCCGCCGAACTTAACGCGGTATCAATGTCGGCATCTTCGACAAGGCCGGCGCCGTCCAGTCCGTCCATGCCCGTAGATCTGGGGTCAAACTTTGCGCCCAGATACCACTGCTTTAGGTACGGCTTGGCCATATCGCCAAGATCGCCCACCATGGCTTTTGCGTAAGCGCTGAACGTGCGGGCGCCCTTTTCGATGTGGTACAGGGTCAGGGTGATACCCGCCTGGTACATTTCTGGATCAAGGCCGGTGTTCATCTGCCCGAGCTTGGCTTTCAGAATGGCGCGGGCTTTTTCGGCGGCGTCTTCCGTGACAATGGTGTTCTCGGAGGCTTTAGGCTTGGCCTTGGCAGCTTTCGGTGCGGCTGCAGGCTCCGGGGTTGCTGGTTCATCGAACGTGCCGCCCTGACCGGTCAGGTTGTCCATGGCGTTGCCGCCCAACTCAAACGTATCGGCGGCAGCCTCGCTTTGGCCCTTCACAAACGCACGGTCTGCGGCGGCCTTTTCTTTCTGGTCGGCGTCACGCTTTGCTTGGGCCTCGGCCTTATCGGATTCGGCTTTGGCTGCGGCCTGCTCGGCCAGGTCGGTTTCGGTTTGTGCGGCCAGGTCAAAGTCGGGATCTGCCGCTACTTCTGCGGTTGCGCCTTCTGATTGTCCGTCTTGACCTGTGCCAGCGGCGTTTTGGCGAGGTACTGATTCACCTGCTCCCGGCTCTGGCCTTGCTCCAGCATTCGCTGTGCGGCTCGGTGCAGGATTAGGTCGTCGGCTACTTTCTGCATTTCTTCCAGTTTCATAGCTGGACAGCTCCTGTTTCAGTTCTTTTGCAACGGTTGCCCGGGCTTCGCCATCGAATACCCGGCGAGCGGCACGGTTTACCATATCGTTCAGCGCGGGCGTAGTGGTCACGCGAGCAATAAGATCCAGGCTTCGTGCACTGCTCTCTGTGATTGTAGCATTGGCTTCGGTGGCTATCGTGTTTCCCGCACCTGTGGCCCGGTCGGCGTTGTCGTTCAGGCTCTTGAACAGCCGCTTGTCGGCGTTGAGTTGCTGGCGCAGTGAGTCCAGAACCTTGAGCCGATCTTGCATCAGGGAAATTTCTTGCGTGTCCTCGCCAAACAATCCGCCTTGGTCGCCTTGCGATTGTGCAAAGTCGGCGGCACGGATTTCGTTAATCAGGAGTTGGCGTTGGTAATCGGTCTGCGGTTCTATTTTCTGGAACGCACTGGCCGCGGCTTCCTGTTGTGATTGCTCGGTAAAGGCAGCACCCACGGCGGCGCCGTCCTTCTCGCTCATCTGCCCAGAGGCCACCATGCCGAATACGTTGTCAGAGAGCTTTGAAAGAGCCTCGCCGTCAATGACCACCTGGCTATTCGGCAGATTAAAGACGCGGCGCACGTCTTTGGCCGCCACACCGCTGTCACGGAATACCTTGGCCACGTCAACAGGGACAGCCTTGCCGTCAGAAATGTTGTTTGTGGCGCCTTCAAGGCGGGCTTTCTGCACGTCGAAGCCGTCAACCTCGCTGACGATGCGAGCGTTCAATTCTGTCTGGCCCAGTCGCTTGGCTAAGTCTAGCCGGTGATGACCGTCTGCCACGAAAAGCGATCCATCCTTTTTACGGTGCAATAAAATATTGTTGGCTCGGCCATCGTCCCACTTTTCCACGCCATCAAGGCGCTTATCGACGCCCTTCTCGTTCATGTTGCTGCGGAACTGGTACTGCTCGGGGTCTACATTGATCTGGTCAACGGGTACGCGGAAGACACCGGTGCCGGATTCGGTGAGCGGTGCGCCAGCTTGCGGCTTTGCGCCTGACTGCCCTCGCCCAACTTCAGTGCCTCGTTTTTTTTCGGCCTCTAAGTCTGAGCGTAATTTTCTCGCTCCATCCAGTTGCTTTTCCTTCCTCGCCTCCAGATCCCTTTTTATGGCTTGATATTTTGGCGAGGACTCTGGAACTCCGGGCGTTACAGACATTGCGCTTGCGTTTCCTTCTGCGCGCCTTACTGAAAACTCAGCAACATCCATGCGACCAAGATTGACCGCCTCATCTAATAGTTCTCGACCCATTTCAGCATCAACAACCATTGACACTTGGGCTTTCTGGACCAGTATTTCTTCTGGCCCTGCTGGCTCTAACTGAAAGGTTGCGCCGTCGTCATAGTCGGCCTGTCGTTTTTCTCTAGCCCTTGTGTGTTCTCTGTTCAGGTCATTATCAACTTTCTGCTTGTTGTACTCTTGTGTCGGTTCGGCTCGGGCAGCTTCGGGCGCGGCAGGCGGCGACTGATCGAGCACGTCAAACGGATTGCCACCCACGGTTGCCGTCGGGGTAACGCCATCGCGGAACACGTCGGTCTGATCCGTGGCCCAGTCGGGGCGACCGTATTGACTGCCAGTTGCGGCCTCGCCTGGGCCTGGGCTTGGGCCTGGCTCTGGCGCCGAATCTTCCGCATCAAGAAAATCCTCGGCCAGCACGGTGTCCGTCCAATCTTGCGACTCATCCTGGCTAGCATCATCTTCGGGCTGATCGACTTCTGAATCATCGCTACCCTCTGGCCCTACCCTTTTTCGTGCAAGCTGATATGCGCCAGTGCCAGCTCGTACAGCGCCCCCAGTAGGTCCGCCGACAATAATACCACCAAGAGCTCGCCTTACCGCTTTACCGCCCTCCCATTCAGTCTCAGTGCCAAGCACCTCGCCCGCGTACTCAATGCCGCCTTCTTGTAGCGCCTCGGTTGATCCTTCAGAAACTATCGCGGCGCCCACGGCGGCAGGCAGCTTGCGCCAGCTCGTCAGTGGCCTTCCGCCTGGCAGGAGCCTGCTCAGCGCGAATCGGTCAACCAGAACAGATGCGGTGGCAGTTGGGCCGGCAATTTTGTAATCGTCCCAACCAGGTAGCGCTATCTTTTCAGCTTCGGCTTGAAGCGCTTCAGGGATCGGGTCGCCGTTTTGAAAGTTTTTAACCAGCGCCCGCTGAAGCTCAGGAGATGCTTTCTTGATATTTCCGAAGTTGTTTCTTACCCGTTCTTCGGCGATTTCTTGTGTTCGGGCCATCAGGTAAGCGGGCGCACTTATGATTAGTGCAGCCATGTCAGCCAGTGCGGCGGGGCCATTTTCAGCGGCTGCGCCAATAATGCTTTCAACGGATGGGTTGTCGAGTGCGTTATCAATGGTGAACTTCGGCTGAAAGCCCATGGTTACATCTTCGACAGCCTGACCTACACCCTGAAGGCCCATGTTCGTTTCTTCGGGCTTGAGTCGTGTCGTAAAATCTACGCCATACCCGCCAAGCTCTAAATCAGGCTCCCTGCCGCTTTCTCGCAGTTTCTCTGAGCCGCCCAGTATTAGGCCCGGATTAAAGCCGCCCAGGCTATCTGTTATTTTTTCCTCGCCAGACTCAATCAATCGGCCCGCAAATTGAATGGCGTTGCCAAATAGATCCATGCCGCGCTCGCCCGCGTTGCGCAGGGAGTTAGAAAGCATTCCGGGCTGTTCGTTCTTAGGTTCCGGCGACGGGCCATCGCCCAGAAAAGACTCAGCGTCCAAAAACGACTCGGCAGACTGCGTTGCGGGTGCTGATTCTTTGGCCGGTGAATCGTCCAGAAAGGCGTCGGCTCGCATTATTGAAATCCCATGCTGCGAAGTTTGGAGAGCGCTTGCTCGCGGGTTATCTTGCCAGCCTTATAATCGGCCTTAATGTTTCCGGCCTGCTCTGCATCAACCTGCGGAGGTGGCGCGTCGTTACTGGTCTTGCTTGAAATCAGTTTCTGGTAGCGCTTTTCTGCGCCAGCGCTTTCAGCCATTAACTCTTTAGCACGACGAGCCACGAACGCATTACGCTCATCACCCTTAAACCATCCCTGAACTTCTGTTTCCGCTTCTTGTTCGGCAACACGTTTAGCGTCACTTTCAGTTAGCTTGTCGCCCACCGACATATTGGCCAGATTGGCTGCCTCAAATACCGATAATCCAGCCCCGACAAGTTCCTCGGAGCGCTGCAGCGCCATGGTGTATTTCTCGCGGGCGCCTGCCGGCAGGCCAAGGAACGAGCCGTCAGAGTTAAATGTGCCGTGAAAGCTGCGGGCCGTTTGTTGAATTTGGCTCATCACCGACGAATCCAGGCCGCCCGTTCCGTCGTTCGGCAATTCGCTGCCCACGCCACGAGTCTCTCCTGTGCGCTGGTTGAACAGCGAGCCGTCATTTAGCTTGCGCCAGTCAGCCTCGCCTTGTCCGCCCGCGGTATCCATTTGTTTAAGTTGCCCATTCGGGCCAGGCTGCACCCAGCCAAGTTGCGGATGCTCAAACGCATCGCCGTACCGCTCATTTTCTTTGCCCTGGCGCTGATCTGGCGTCCGGAAATCGCCCATCTGCTCACCGGTAACGGAATCAACCAAAAATCCGTTCATGTTGATACCCTTGGTCGGTCCGCCCGCGGTATCCATTTGTTTAAGTTGCCCATTCGGGCCAGGCTGCACCCAGCCAAGTTGCGGATGCTCAAACGCATCGCCGTACCGCTCATTTTCTTTGCCCTGGCGCTGATCTGGCGTCCGGAAATCGCCCATCTGCTCACCGGTAACGGAATCAACCAAAAATCCGTTCATGTTGATACCCTTGGTCGGTCCGCCCGCGGCATCCATTTGTTTAAGTTGCCCATTCGGGCCAGGCTGCACCCAGCCAAGTTGCGGATGCTCAAACGCATCGCCGTACCGCTCATTTTTGTCCGGCTTCAATCCATAAGCTGACTTCGTAGCCGTACCCTCATCAATACCCAGGCCAACCATCTCGTTGCGCTTACGGTATGCCTCGGATTGCTTGGGGCTGTCACCACGCAAGGCCGCCAGCATCTTAGACGCCATTTGCTGGCCCTCTGGCGACCGAAATGCATTGCGCATCATCCGAATGCCTTGAACGTGATTCACAAGATTTTCGACGGGTGTTTCTAGTACCTCGTCATCGCCTTCGGTCCCGCGCCCCTTGGTCATGGGCTGAAACCTTTCGGTGTTATCGTCGCCGGTCACGCCAAGATCAAAGGTTACGTGCCCTTCTTGCTTTCCGGGATACATGCCTGCAATGCGCTTCTTACCGCCTTCGCCACGATTGACGCGACCACCAAAAAGCACGTTCATTGAATAGATTGCCTCGGGGTCATTGGCGTCCATCGGGTCGTTGGGGTCGATAACCTTTTGGGCGTTCTCAATGGCCGCGTCAGATTCAGGATCAAACGCCGGCCAGTATTGAGAGTTCTCTTTCAGAAATTTCATTTCTTCATCATTGGGCATAATACCCTGAGCGCCCTTGCCCAGAATAAACTCTGCCTGGCGCTGGCCTTGAGTGCGTTCAGCTTCTTGCATCTGCATCCCAAACTGCTCTTCGCGCATCTCCATACTGCGATCAGCCCGTTCATCGGCTTTGCCTTGCCGTTCCTGCTGATTCTGCCGTGCATAATATTGATCGGCCAGGCCGAAGCCTTGACCAAATCCCGATGCTAAACCGCGAGTGTCGAGTGCCATGATGATTCCTTAAAAAATGGATGAAGCGAGAAGGCCAATACCGGCACCGATGGCCATGCCCATAGGGCCGCCTATTGCCCCCGCAGAAGCGCCCGCCGCCATGCCACCCATCGCAGCACCCATGCCCACGGCCTGCATCTTCTGACCACGTTCTGCGGCTTTCATGGCCTCATTCGCCCGTTTCTGTTGCGCCTGCTGACCGGCCAGATCACCCAGTCCCTGCATGGCGTCCGATTCCATATCACGGCGTAATCCAAGAAGTCCGTAGCTCATGAGTTCATCACTCTATCAGGTATGTTGGATAGCCCCATGCCACCGGCCAGAATGCTTTGCTGGCGATCCTGTGCGGATATGCGGGCCTCGTTGCCGGCGCTGGCTGTGGCGGCTGTGCGGCCTACTGAGGCGATTCTGTCTTGCGCCTGCTGCTGCGCCGGGTTCAGGGAGATGCCGAACTTCTCACGACTCTGGTTATTGATGGTCGCGGCGGAGTCGAAAGCCAGGCCCACAGATTGCTTGGCCTGCATAGATGCGTCAGCGGCGGCGTTCGGGTCAGTGGCCTCGCCAGCCAGGGTTTTAACGTAAGGAGCAAATCGTTTCTTCCAGTCGTCCCACTGAGCACGGTTGAGCTGTCCCAGTAACTGGGATGCGCCCTGGTCGCCCTGAAAGGCTTGGTTTGGATCGAGGCGGCCAGGCTCTAGGGGGTTTATTTTGGCGTTTAGGTCGTACATTAAATCCCCAATCATACGGTTACCCCTTCATCAAAGTTTGTAGAAGCCGCCAGAAGCGTTGCCCAAGTTGAATTGATTCGGCGATGTGTCGAACTGCGTGTTCATGCCGTACTGAGTGGCGTCCGGTGCCGGAGCCGACGGCTGCATGCCGTAACGAGTGCCTGCGCCAGCCACGGTGCCCAGCAACTGCAGATTGGCAGATCGGCGATTGAACGCATTCTGCGCGTTACCAATGGCGTTGTTGGACGACTCTTGCGCAAGGCGTGACAGTCCGGCCTGAGCTTGCCCTGCCTGCCCCTGGCCAATGGCCGTGATGTTCTGTAGGCCCATGATCTTCTGGTTGTCCTGCTCGAACTGAGCGCGTCCCAGCACGTCGCCGCCAGATTGAGCAATTTCGGTGCTAAGGCCGCCCATCTCGCCTTGAAAGCGGCCGCTGTTGGGATTAATACCGGCACGCCCCATGCCCGTTTCCATTTGCCCCTGCGCCTGAGTCTGTGCGCGAGCCTGGCCCTGCATGGTGCGGCCACGGATGTACGACATATTGCTGGGCGAATCCATCTGGTCCACCGACGCCATGTACCGATCTTCCAGTGGTGCCAGATTCTCCTGCGAGAAGTTCCACTTTTCCGCCGCAACTTGAGCCAGTGCCCGCTGCTCTGGCGTGTCTTTTACTTCGTTACCACCGCCTCCGCCGCTCATGAAGCCACCTCAGTCTCGCCATTCAAGGCGCCTAGATAATCGGCCAGCACTTCGTCGTGAAAGTGGGCGCGGATCTGCGTGCTTACCTGCGTCATCCACGGCTCACCGCCTACCAGATAGGCGCACTGAACCACTACGCTGGTGAGTTGGTCGCGCAAGACAAAGGCCAGGGTTTTAAAATGCTCGAATTCGGAACGCTCAAGCAGCACGCTGTCGCGCCAGTCTTGCAGGGTGGCCGCAATCAGGGGGCGCAAGTAGAGTTCGTGCCGGCGATAGAAGGCGTTACCCGGCAATTCAACCATCGCTTTCCAGAATGCGGAAATGGTCGCGTCGTGCGTGACCGGCTTATCACCGTCAATCAGGTCATCGAGCGTTTGGGAAATCTGGAACAGGGTGTCGCAGAAAGAAATGGCATCAGCGCTGCCCTGCAGAACTTGGTGCAGGAAAGCCGCTTCATTGGGTCTTGGCATGTTATGGCCCCATGTGCAGATTATGAGCAATAGTCTACCACGCAATAATGTGTTTATAGACAGTCTGCGAAGGTAGAAGCGTTTTTAGTGAGCGGTTATTGCGAGGCCGGAAGGTGCAGCTTACTCGGGCGACTGCTTGAGGATGTCCAGAACCCAGTTGGCGTAAACGATGTCGGATTGGAAGCTCAGCCTGCAGTGATCTTTTTGCCAGAACACGATCCGGTTGATGACCGCGTATCCGGTGCGCCACCGCGGCTCATTGCGGTACACATAGCACCGCGCCGATACCGTCATATCGGGGCTGCCTTGCAAAACAGCACAGTTAATCCCTTGGGAGAGCCAAGCGGCAATCCCACCAATCCAGTCGCGCATAGGTGATTCCTACAGCCAGAAAGAAAGGTCAGCCAACTGTGCCGGAGTCGGCGGAGTGGCCATTTGTTGGAACATGGAAGCCTTAACGTGAAGCACTGCGCTGCGCAAAGCCGCTAGGTGTTTCAATTCGGTGTATCCGGTTTGAAGTTCGGCTTTTGTGAAGTTGTGATACGCCGGGCCGGGGCACTTCCACGTCAACGTGCCGTCGGCATTCAGTGTCGGCAGGTCATCAAACTGCTCAATGGCCCCTTTCATGCGCTGCTCAACCGAGAGGTTGTCTGCGTGAAACGTGCCGACCGTGGTGGTGACCGGGGATAGTTCGTGTGTATCGCGCCAGTGCTTGATCTGCTCGGCACTGGCAGGCCGATTGTTTTCGTTAAGTTGCAGGGATCGCTTCAATGACCACCTCCTGATCCAGATAGGGCACGGCGGTAAATCGAAAAGTGTAAAAACCCGCAAGGTCTACTGAGAAACGGATTTCGCCGTCGGTTACAATATCGGTCTGGCCGTCTGGCCACTCCACCTGGACGCCTGCGGGGATGCCGGAGATGATGGCTTCGTCGGTGCCGTTAGCAATTATTTCTAAATCGTTTACATTAATAGACATATTTGTTCTCTCTACGGCAACACCTTCAAGTATGTCGATATAGTGTGTTCCTATTTTCACTGTCGGGTCGATTTCTAAGGTCATCCAGCCTGTGTCGCTTTGGAAACTGTCAGCAACTATCAAACAATCCATGATATTAGAAATCCTACCTTCTAAACCAAAACACGCAAAAAGTGCCATTAGCGTTTTCCTCCAAGTACAGTCATAGATGATGAACCTACTTGACCACCGTTTGCAGCAACCTGCAAGTATATGGAGACATTTCCAGCAGGAATGGTACATTTAAAGAAAGCTGTCATCGTGGTGTACCTCGTGCCTCTTGCGGTAAGCGTACCGGTTCCGATAATAGTGTTGACAATTACTACACGATATTGGTAGCTAATATCCAGTTCGCGCGGTGGCGAGTTAGGTCCGTAGTACTGATCTTCCCTTCCGCGTCCTGTCAGAGTTACCTGCACTATTCCTGGGATACTGGCGTTGTGCCCGCTATTATAAGACATTGCGGCACCACCAGGGCCGTGTATAGATGATGTATAAAAACTACCCGCTTGAGCGCCTTGGGCAACGGTAACCGCATTCCCTTTAATCTGAAGCGTATCCACATACGCATCGCCAGTGAATATCTTGTTGCCGTCGATGAGGGTTTGGCCAGGACGGGTCCAGTTGTTTGTTACACCTTTTGCGCTGTTGCCATTTAATGCCCATGACCGAACATAAGATGCGGCTGAACCAGACACACGAGCAGTATCGTAAGCAGTATTGCTGCCCGTCACATCCGCGTTACTCGGCGGCTTAGTTCCAGCCACATCGTTGTAAAACAAAGAGCTTTTGTAAGCAAAACTGCCCAGCCCGCCAATGCTGACGCCACTGGCAATATAACCAGTGTTCATTTCGACGTGGCCTTTGATAGTAGCGTTTTGCGCCTCAAGCGTGCCGTCTTGTAACAGCCTCCAACCTGATACTCCCGCTTCGTAGTTGCCCGACTGCGCGGTGCCATCGAAGGTCGCAGCCACCGCCACTCGCAGATTATCCGCGTCGATATAATCCGCTTTCAGTCTGCCCTGAACGGTGGTGATCGGCGTACCGTCTGCCGCCTCAATGCTGCCAAATCCCACGGCGCCAATCTGGCCCTTGGTGATGTAGCCTTCTGGGATGTAAGCCGGAGCGTTAATCACAAAGCGGTTCATGCCTTCCACTTTTGCGTAACCGAATACCAGCTGAGAGTTTCGTACCGCGTCCATGCTGGAATAGTCAGTGGCTGGGTTGAACGGGGTAGCGCTTTGGTCGGGGTCAATGAATAACATCGAATTTGAGGCAATAACCAGACTGCTTTCGGTGCCGTTGTCGCCAAAAATAAGGCCGCTCATTCGGCCATTCACGTCCAGTTTGATGCTGTATCGGGCCTTAATACTGGTGACTTCGCCGCTCAAATCCGTGACCACCTGGGCCTCGGCCTTGGTTTGCACGGCGGCAGAGTTGTCGTCTACCTGCTGGCCAACGGTATTGATGTGGGACTGAATACCGGGAATGGTTTGGATGGGCGTGAGCAGTTCATCGGCCAGTTCGGACTCTGAAATCAATCCACTAATCTGTTCAATGATGTAATCAGGATCAAACAATGCTTGAGCCAGCGTACCGGCCGTCGCATTGGTTGGCCCCTCAATGTCGCTGGTTGAGGTGAACGTGATCCAGTAATAGTAAGGCGTGGGTGCTGCGTCATCGCGCCGGTAGTCGGTGTAGAAGCCGCCATCTTCACGCCCCACCAGAGCAGCGTTGGCAAAGTTGTCCGCTTCGGCGCGGTAGATATTGGTGTAGGCGTGATTGCTGTAGAGGGAGCGCGGACCATCCCACGTTAAATTAATGCTCCCATTAAACCCGCCAATGGCGTTGAAGTTCGTCGGTCGCGGTGGTGTGGATAGATTGGGCGGCGGCGTTGTAGGTTGCAGTGCGCCCGGGGTGTTCGCGCCCGCCCCATTGCGCAGCTGGCCAATACCGCTGTCCAGCAAGTCACGAAACGTCAGCTTTCTGTCCAGCGGATCGCCCCGGACGCCCTCGCCTACTTCGATAATTTCCGAAATAGCAGCCACTAGCGGGCGCAGTTCAGCCGCAATCTTGGGCGATACAGGCGGCAGGGAGCGACGACGATTAGCCATTAAGCAAGCTCTCCGGGGGACGTGGCTAGTTGGATAGACGCAATCTCAGTGGTGCCCTGCAGCTCCACTTCCCAGTCACGGGACAAGGTGTAACCGGCAGGCATTCGGAACATGCTAATAGAGGTAATCGATTGACTCATCACCGTGACGCCATCGGCGTAGACGTTCAGGGTAACCGGGTAGTCGTAAGCAATCAGCTTGCCGCAAGTGAATCCAGCGGCGCCTGGGGGGATTTCGTGAATGCGTGAGCGCCAGGTGTAAGTAAGCGGTGCGCCCTTATCCCATTGCGTCACATTAGAGCCTTGCACCAAGTACAAAACATCCTCGGCCACATCGTAATAGCCGGCGCTGGCCTCGGTGTCGTAGAACTCAATGCCAGAGCCGGGCGTGAAGGCGAACGAGCCGCCGTCGTAAAAACCCAAGTACATGCCGTCGTAGCGGTAAGCGTGAAGGGTGGCCGGATTCAATGCTTGCCATTGCTCGCGGGTTAGGATCTGCGAGGTGATGACTTGCGCCTCGGAGCCACCTGCAGCCACCAATCCGTCGTAGCCGGCGTAAACAGCGTAACCGCCCATATCCACCATGGACCGCTTGGATAGGCAGGGTTGATTCACGTCCATCTTCATCTGGCCCATAGACTCAGGACTGTAGCCGGTGACCAGCCAGGGCTGCCCTGTGGTCGTCACAATCAAGCCGTTACTAACCGCTGCAATGGCCACGATGGGATCACTGAACGCTAACTGGTAGCTCACAGGCCATGCGTGCGGCAGATATGGCACGCTGAATGCTAGGGTATTTTTAAAGAAGCCGACAAGAATGCCATTCGGGAGCGTGGTCAGCCCCTGCATTTCAGGGTTTGGTGCGTCCCATTCGGTGCTTTCCAGTGCGCGCCCCAGACTTTCGGATAAAACGGTGTCGGTGAACGTGCCGGTGGCGGCGGTGACTTCCACCACCAACTGATATTGCCCGCCGCTTTCGACTCTATACAGCCGCTTTTTGGTGATGTTCTGCGCGGCACTGGGAATGCTCGGCAATGCTATCTCAAGCTGTCCGTTGGCCGGGGCGCCTTCTACATCGTCCCATCGAACGCCTACACCAGACGGAACGCTCGGCGGGCCTTCTTCACCGAACTCGGTCACCAGCGTGACCAGGTAAAACACTTCCAGCGCGGTGCCGGGAACCTCTGTGCGGCCGGACGGCGTGGTAATGCTCGGGCCAGAATCGGGAGCCGGTACGCCCAACGTGAACCAGGCTGAAGGATAGGGACCGGTGCCGGTGGTGACCTGCGCAAGACTGCCCATCTTCGGCGCACCTTGGCCTGTCCAGTACACCCGGGCGTAATCGTCGCTGGCAATGGGTGAGCGCACCACGTCCACGTCGTATTCGTCGCCCCACGAAAGCCAGAATCCAGCGCCATTGTTGCCAGTTTCGTATCGGTACAAGTTGCCCGGGTTGATGGTTGCGGGCAGACTGTCAGCCAGTAGCGCATCGCGGTGGGGTCGCAGCGTTCCCTTCTTCAAATTCAGGTTGCGGGCAATCTGTGCGTTATTTTCAGGCAATAGCCTAGCGTCCAGAATGGGCACTTCACCCCGGAATGCTGCGTGTTGTATTTTCATAAAACCTACCCACCTTGAGGTGCACAGACTAAATGGACCGGAAGCCGGGACTTCTCGGAAAAAAATAATCTTTGCCCATAGCCCGCACTCAGATCATTGAATATTTGCCGCAACATCAAAAAGGTCATCTAACTGCTCGCCTGTCATACCTGTTAACTCCATCATTTGGTCAGCAAACGGGCTTGTACGCTCAAAGCTGGCTTCAGCCCAGGCCAGTTTGATAAGCGGATCTTCACTTGCCGCTATTGCGGACTCTATACCGCTCAATAATCCGGCATTGAGCAGCGCGGCTTTTGCTTGATAGCGAGTTACCTTCATTGATTCGCGGCGCTTTCGAAGCGACCACTCTTCGTGAGTTTCGACTACTGCGTCTTCGTGTTCCATGGCATCCATCAGGACATCTCCTAAAAGTGGCTCTTTTGAGCATGGCAGCAACAGCCGGGATGGCGTTGCCGTGCCGGGCGTGGTTCGTC